GCTTGAGTACGTTCTTTGACGGAAACCTGATTTGTGACTTGCGTATGTTGGGTTCGTTAGAGATAGCGCGTTCACCTAGCAACACTAATTCCACGATTGCTCCCCAAGAGATTTATACAGCGGCAGCTACTTTGTATGGGAATCGATAATGACACGATACGCCAACTTTGATGAAAAAGGCCGCTCTATAGCCATCTCAAACGCGATACCAGACGGGGAGGAAAGCAGTTACCATCCGGTCCCGGACGACGTGCATGGGACCATTGTGGTCAAAGACGGAAAAAAAATCAGAGAGCTTAACGCCAAGGAAATTGAAGCGATTCTCACTGAAATTACTCTAAAAACACGCGCACTAGAAGTGCGATCAAAGAGAAACCGTCTCTTGCTTGAAGCGGATGTCCTTACTCAAATGGACAGATGGGAGGGCTATTCCGACGCTAAAAAGAAAAAGATTACTGCATACAAGCAGGGCTTGCGTGATATCACCAAGCAAAAGGGATTTCCTACAGATGTAACTTTCCCGGAAATGCCGGAGTAAGGAGCGCAAAATGGCCGTACTAAATAGTCAAACAATGATTACCTCTAACCTGGTCACAACAGGTATGACGGTTAATGGGACGACCTCCACTACCGCAGGCATGAACTCATTGGCAGAGCTTATTTCATCCCCGCTCCCCGGTGCAGTTTCTTTTACAACGCCTGGAACGTTTTCCTTTATTGTTCCAGAAGGGGTAACCCGAATTAGTGCTGTAGCAATAGGTGCAGGCGCTTCCGGTGGCTACACTTGGGCTAATTCGGCGGGTGCAGGAGGCGCACTTGCGTATGCAAACTCTATACCTGTTACGCCAGGCCAGTCTATTTCAATCACTGTGCCGCCCCGGATAGCATCGCAACAAAGCAGTGCTGCCAGTGCGGTTGTTGGGTCTTTCTTTTCTGCACAAGGTGGTACGCATGGCGCTACTTCAACCAGGGCCACTCAAGTGGCTGGCTCGGTAACCCCATTAGGCGGTAATGGCGGTTTATGCAGCTCAAACGGCTACGGCGGTGGCGGTGGTGCTGGTGGATATTCGGGTGTTGGCGGAGATGGGAGTTACGGCGTAACTGGAAGTTCGTCTCCCAACGGGGGTAATGGCTCAGGTGGTTCTGCCGCTGGAGGCTATGGCTACCAGTCTTCCACGTATTCTTTTGGTGGTGGAGGCGGTGTAGACATATTTGGAACGGGCTCTTCTGGTGTAAACCCCGCAAGCATGGCACAAGGAAACGACTGGTCTTACATAACCAGCTCCAACAATGGCTACGGGGGCAAAGGTGGTTCTGGCGGAGAACAGGGGTCGCCGAACTCCAATAGCACACAGACATTTTATGGCCGCACTACCTATCACGGGGAAGGTGGACGTTACGGTGGTGGCGGTGCGGGAGGCGGAACTTCTGTTTCTTCTACTGCTCAATTTTGCTCCGGCGCTCAAGGGGCAGTCAGGATTATTTGGGGCGCGGGTAGATCATTCCCCAACTCGGCCGCTTAAGACCTAAAGGAAAAACATGTCTAATCCGTTCTATATTCAACTGGATGCTGATGGAAATCCCATTGGCTATCCAGTCATGGCACAAAACCTTACAGAGCTGCTTGGGAGTGAAGTAACTCCAGAGTCAGCAAAGACTTTAAACTACGTGCCAATTGCAGAGAATGCTCCGACTCTCACCTACAGCCAGACTTGCAACTACATTGGATGGTCCAAAAAAGAAGATGGCTCGTTTTCAATGGACTACGAGATCATTAACTTTACCCAAGAACAGGTTGTAGACCTCTTGGTTCGTGGCCGTCGTAATTTTGAGTTGGCAAGTTCTGACTGGACACAGCTCCCAGATATTGCTTTATCCGCCGAGGAAAAAGCTGCTTGGGCCACTTATCGGCAAACGCTACGGGATTTGCCGGCCACATATGCCACTGCTCAAAAGCCAGAGGACATTACATGGCCTACAAGACCAAATGAGCCCGCGTTTGTGGCTCCGCCAGCGTAATGGCGCTTAAAGACGCAATCAAGGAAAACCATGACAAAGCGGAGCAACACCCCTTTGTCAAGGTTCTCCTGTCGGGGGAAATCCCTGTTCCGGTCTACGCTGACCTGCTACTTAACCAGTTGTTTTGCTACACCAAGCTGGAAGAAGTTGCGTACGGCAAGGGCCTGTTAAGCGGCATTGAAGACATCTGCCGGGGCCCTAAAATCGAGTCCGACTACATTGAGTTTGCTCAAACGGCTACGGTGTATCCCTCTACCAAAAGGTACATGGAGTACATTGACACGGTGCCAGACGACAGGCTGATGGCGCATATCTATGCACGGCACTTTGGTGATTTGTATGGTGGTCAGATGATCAAGAAAGTCATACCTGGCCAGGGTTCCATGTACCAGTTTGACAATCGAGCAGAGTTAATCAGCAAGGTTCGTGAGCGGCTATCGGATGAGTTGGGTGATGAAGCTAATCGGGCTATGGAGTTCAATCTAAACTTATTTGATGAGATTGCCGATGCCCACCATATTTCAGCAACTTGAGGATGCGGCAAGCCTCCTCCAATCTAGACTAAGCCGCTACGAAGCGGTAGACGAAGGCCACCGTTATTCGTGGCCTAATTTTGTTTATCAAGACAAAAGCTTTCGCAGAGCGCACTTGGACATCGTGGATGCCCGGGAGTCCAAAAAGCTGTACATGATGCACTTGTGCATCTTTCCCCATGTAAATGACCCGGCTCCCGTCTTTGGGTTTGACATCATTGCAGGCCCCAACAAGGTCACTGGCGCATTCCATGACTTTAGCCCCGTGGTCAAGGGTCATCCTATGCTCAACTGGTTTCAAGATCGCGTGTCAGGGTATACCTGGAGCAAGCAGCGTGAACTACCTGAGTGGGCTCGGAACATATTTAGTGGCTCAATGGTGGCCGCAGGCAATATTCAGGATTCACAAGAGCTTGCAACAGTCATAGAATTGGTAGTAGAAAACCTTGATTTCTACCTAAAGGAGGTGGGTAATGCCACTGACCAAGACTACACAGACCAACAAAACTGGTACTGTCAGAACCAAAAGAAGAATCCACACACCCCGCGTGTTATGGAGTCTCTTGGTCTTGACCCTGTCGAAGTTCAAGAGTTCATTCACACGTGCCTTTTTCCTGAGGTGGAGTCAGCCGCATGTCCTGGACCTGTTATCTAACCTGGCGTTGACTAAATAATGTTTGGATTTGCGCCGTTTGCCCGTGTACCCTTTGCTGCGCTTCCAAACGTAGGCATACCTGCGCTTGCGGAGCTTACGGGTATCCAAATGGAGGCCTTCCTCAATGCGCCGATTGTGGTGGGCGTTGGTGACGTACTTCTCATTGCTCAGGGTCCGTTAGGGACGTTTACAGGCACTTTAACAACGGATTCTGCCTACCGCATCACGGGCCAAGGATTACAGGCTTACATTGCCAATTTGGCTGTTTCTGGTACGGGTACAACTACCCTAGACAGTCAGTACATCCAGTCTGAGACAGGTCTTATCCGGACGGGTATTTCCGTTTACGTGTTTTCACAGGTATTGAATTCAGTTACCGGCAGTTTGGAAGTAAACGCCAAGGCAAATGTGTTGCTGACAGGGGCTGAGTTTGCTGCCCTGGTTAACTCTGTTGCTATTCAGGCCAAGGCCACGACGACGATTACCGGCCAAGAAATTCAGGCTCTCCAGGCTGCGGTAGAGATTTACACGCAAACCAAGGTCTATCTTTCTACGCAGCAGATCCTGAGCGCAATTGAGAGCCTTCTTGTTACCGGAACCGCTAACACGACTGTCACTGCCCAGCAGATTGTTTCAGCTCTCAACAGCGTCCAAGCTAAGGCAAATGCAACGACTTCGGTGTCTTCACAGATCATCCAGGCGCAGTACGGAGTCTTGTCTGCTGCAGGCAAAGCAAACGTCATTCTTGCGTCGCAACAAGCTATCATAAACTTAACCGATGTGCTAGTATGGGGTATCGTTCCTGATCCCCAGGATCCGAATTGGCAGCCGATTAACGACAGTCAGTCCGATGTGTGGGTTCAGGTCAACGCGGCTCAGACGACAACGTGGACCGCGCCCGTCACACCCCCATCTACCTGGACAGTGGTAGATGACACACAGGACGACAATTGGAATGAAATAATTCACTAAAGAGTTAAAGGAGCAGAACATGCCTTCTAGTTATAGCCCCCTGAAAGTACAGTTGATGTCAACTGGCGAGGAATCAGGGCAATGGGGCCAGATTACAAACACAAATCTGGGTACTGCTCTGGAAGAGGCAATTGTCGGCAGTGCTGACATTTTGTTTGCAGGCAGCGATGTAGTCCTGACTCTTACGAATACCAATACGTCGCAACCAGCGCGCAACATGCGCCTAAATCTGTATGGAAGTTCCGGCGGTCCTCGGACTTTGACTGTACCTTCGATTGAAAAACTCTACATCGTCAGCAACACCTTGGGTGATGCGGTTGAAGTCCGCAACTCCACAGGAACTGGCATCACTGTTCCCGCATCAAAAAGCATGTGGGTATACAGCACAGGCACAGGCGTTGTTGACGTCACTACGCATGCGACCAGCCTTTCCCTTACAACGCCTTTAAGCGTGGCCAACGGCGGCACAAATGCAAACACTGCAGCAGGTGCACGGGTTTCAATCCTGCCTGCTTATGCAACCAATGCAACCAAAGCACTGGTGGTAAATGCTGGGGCCACCGATGTCGAGTACGCAACAGTGGGCAACGTATTGACCACAGCCGTGCAGCCTTTGACCAACAAGACAATTGCTGCAACACGGGAGTCAGTCTCTATCCAAAGCGCAAGCGCCTCCTCTGTCGTTCCATTGTATGCATTGACTGCTTCAGTGATGTATTACACGGTTCCATCGGGCGGCAACTGGACCCTTAACGTTACAGGGAACGTATCAACAACCATTAATTCTGTGATGGCTGTTAACGAATCAATCACAGTCGCTTTCATGGCCACGAACGGCGGCACGGCCTATCGCCAAACCGCATTGCAGGTGGATGGAAACGCTGTCACACCTAACTGGCAGGGCGGTTCTGCCCCGACCACAGGCAACGCAAACAGCATTGATTCATATATTGTCACTCTGATAAAAACAGGGCCAGGGGCTTTTACCGCCCTTGAAGCACAGACGAGGTTTGCATAATGCCGTTGCTTTCTGCTTTTGCAAATGGGTCCGCTCGCGGATTTGGTTTCGCGGGCGTGGGGCTGGCTACTGCACCTACCATTGGTGTGGCATCTGCCACTGGCCCTACATCAGCAACAGTGCAATGGACTATTCCTGAAAGTGACGGTGGAAGCCCTATTATTAGTTACACAATTGTGCCTTCTAGCGGGGCTACAACCACAATCTCTTCTACAGGGGCACCTTCATACGCTCAGTCCGTCAGTGGTCTTAGCCAAAGTACCAACTACCAGTTCCGGGTTTATGCCACAAATGCTTTAGGCAACGGCCCCTTGAGTGGCTACAGCAATGGGGTTTTAACCTTTGGTGTGCCTGGCGCACCTGGTATTGGCAATGCTTCTGTTGCAAGCAATACCACTGCTTCGATTAACTACACTGCACCATATAATGGTGGTTCAGCTATTACGTCGTATACCGCAGTCTCATATCCAGGGGGACTTACCGGTACTGTCAATCAGTCGGGAGGCGGAACTATTACCGTTTCAGGCTTGTCAGCAAGTACGACATACCAGTTCCGTGTGTACGCAACCAATGTATATGGTAGTGGCTCTTTCAGCGACTACAGCAACTCGATCACAATGCCTGCACAGTTAATGGTGAATGTCAACCCTTCAAGTGGGTTAGTAAACATTCCAATTCAGTATGCTCCAATTACTTCACAGGGAAATTTCACGGTGTCCCAGGCCGCCGGTACAGGCACGGTTACGATACAGGAAATTGCAAGGCCGACTGGCGGATCCACTTCGATCAGCCCAACAAGCTTCTTCTTGGGTCAAGGAGGCAGCCAAGGGGTAACGGTTTACTGTACTTCGCCTGCGGGATACTTTAATAATCCCATATACGGATACAACTTTGCAGTTCTCTACGGATACGACCCGTATCCGACCTATTTCTTCACTCAAAACCGTGTATAAGGAAGCAGGTTAAGCCATGCCATTGCAACGTGTTTTCCTAAAACCCGGCATCGACAAGCAGAACACCGAGTATGGGGCGGAAGGTGGCTGGATCGATTGCGACTACGTGCGCTTTCAGTATGGATTGCCCGAGAAACTTGGGGGTTGGACAAATTTCGGCAGCAACGCTGTTTATTTGATTGGCTTGGTCAGTGAAATATTTACATGGAACAACTTGTCCGGTGTTCCGTACGCCATTCTTGGAACAAATCGAAAGCTGTATGTTTTTGCCAATGGTGACTGGTTTGACGTTACACCTATTCGCAGCACGGTTGTAGGCGTAACATTTTCCACAACCAATGCATCAACTACCGTACAGGTCAATTGCACTGCGCACAACGCCATAGCAGGGGATTTTGTCACGCTGTCTGCTGTCACAGGTAATCCAGGCGGTATTCCAAATGCCAGTCTTCAGCATGAATTTGAAATCCAGACAATTGTCAATGTCAATGCATTTACCATTGTTTGCCCCGTTGCGGCAACATCTACTGCTGCTGCGGTGGGGTCCGGTACTGCTGTGTTTCAGATCAACGTTGGCTCTGATTTAAATTACTTTGACTACGGTTGGGGCACTGGCGCATGGGGCGAAGAAACATGGGGCACGCCTCGGGTGCTTGCCGGTACAACCGGCAAGGAACTATTCTCTCGTGTTTGGCAATTTGACAGCTACGGCGAAGATGTAATTTGTCAGCTTATTGATGGTGCAACTTATATTTGGCAACCCTCATTGGGCAACAGCACTCGTGCGACATATGTTGCGGGAGCGCCTACTTCAAGCAAATATGCGCTGGTTTCTACCCCTGACCGTCACCTGGTTTGTTTTGGCACAGAAACTGAAATAGGTTCGGCTGTTACACAGGACCCAATGTTTGTTCGGTTCTCGAGCCAGGAAGACATCAACGACTTTATTCCCACTGCGACAAACACGGCAGGCGGGCAGCGG